GCCGACCTCCTCCGTGAGAACCGCAAATAACAAAAAAGGCTGCCACTTGGACAGCCTTTCGAGAATTTGTGGTCGGCGGCGGGATTCGAACGACCCAAATAAATCAAAAGGTTATATCCTACTCAGATCAAATTGATACATTTGTTGGTACATTTGACGTTTTCGATCTGGAAGACAGCCCACTAATTAATATATTAGCGGAAAGGTTCTGGATTGTCTTTTAAACCTCTGGGTTGTCCATTATCGGAGTTGGATGGCACATCTTTTAATGATTCTTCTATCGCTGACTGCGCGCTCTGCACATTCTGCAAGAGTTTTTGAAGAGAGCTCAAGTGCGCGTCTAAATCGACCACACTCTCTAAGCTCGGTTTGTAGGCGTCGCTGAATCTGGGCGTCTCGCTCGCGCACCCGCAAAGCAGAATCGTTAAGGACACCAATAGACTTTTCCAACTGCGCAATTTCTTTATCCTTTCTATGTAACGTTTCTATCTGGTGAGCAAGTAGCCGCTCCCGCTCCTGCGTCCAGCGCAACTCTGTTTCCTGTTGGCCGAAGTGATAGCCAAGCACTGAGGAGAACATGACGGCGGCAATAATCAAAATCAGTCGGATCATTTTCTGAAAAATAGTTCAAGTTCTGCGTCCGGCGCAAACCACATTCATTCTTTTAAAAATATTTTCTTTTCTTCCGCTCTTCGATTTACCAGCCCTGGAAGCACCTGTCCAGCGCTTTTCCTCCATTTTGGAAATTCTTCAGCAGCACCTTCATAATCTCCCGCGTTTAGTTTTCTTAGTAATGTTGATCTTCTGACGGCAGGCGTCAAGCCAAGGTTAAACAACCAACTCATCAAAGCAATAAACTGATTCTCCGTGATTGGAACTTTGACAATGGCGGCTAACTCCTCCTGTGTTTGAACCAGGTCTTTAGTTAGAAGGTCGTATGCTTCATTGCGCGTAATGTGCTCGCCTGCGTGCACGTCTTTCGTGTGGCCAAAACCAATGGTCCACACCCCAGCAGGACAGCGATAAGATTCAAGGGCCGGTCCGCCTTTGGGACCTTGCTCAAACTCAGATATGAACTGAGTTGCTAATTCAGGCGGGTACAACAAAATATCTTGCTTTCTCATTTAGGCTCCTTCGTATTGTGTAAGCCGTGCAGTTGCTGAACTTCTTTTTTGAGAGATTCAATATCTGAACTAATGCGTTCAAGCTGCTTCAGATTCTCAGTGTTTGAAGTTGCTCGTCTGTTTAGCTCGTTGATCTGGAGGCGCTGGAGAGCCGTTTCGTTCTCCAGCATGTTGATCCGATCTTGCTGTGACACGATCGTGTACTGATTCAACTGAGAGTTTGTGAAAAACCCAGCCATATAGAAAGCAAAGAACAGAACCAACTTTATAAGGCCGGCTATGAATGAGCGCATACTAATTGCCATGATTCGCTCCATTGTTGTGAACAGTGAGTTTTAATTTGCCTGTGACGATCCCGTACAGCGTATTCATGATCTTCAGGCCAAAATAAGAAGACACTCCAGAGCAGGCCCCGATCCATTCCCAGGACAACTTAGAAGTGCGGAGAATCAGATAGACAATGAAGCCAGCAGCGCAACTGGATATGAACTCAACAAACCAGCGCGGAAAATTCCAGTCACGTTCCGCTCTCACATAGGGCATAGCAGAGCCTGAGGCCGCGCATATCAATATGAGCGTGAACACTATTAGGTTTACCGTGCTGGCAAACTCGCTGAGGCTGAAATCTGTTTCCATGTTTATCTCTCTTTTTGGACATGTTATGAGCGCTTTTTCTTTCAATGCGCACACCTAACGAAAAGCCCCTCGAATGAGGGGCGGGATGGTTAAGAGGCGCCAAAGTTCGGATAAAAATCAACGTGCAGTATTGAGGCCACATTCGGCGGCGTTCCATATCTAATTTTTACCGTGTATGAATCTCCCTTCGCTATTGGCATAGAACCTGACGGCCACCCCCAATCTTTTGAATAGCAAAAGACAGAGTCTGCGCCTATATTGTTTTGGATAAACATAGTGATGTCCTTTGCTTGATTGTCCTCTAGTTGTACTCGTAACCAACCATCACAAGGTGCTACACCTGTGGTGATGGTTATCAAGTTGGTAGATAAAGGCGATGGAACGGTGACGGTTGAATGTTGCAATCCCGTCAAACGGGGCATTGACCTATGGCTTTTATGGAAGCTCTCTAGGAGCAGTTGGAGGAGCGACTTCAGCATGACGCACCTCCCACAACCAAATTACTTACTGCCTTCGGCCTTGTAAATATTGAGATAAGCCGTAGAGAATTGGGAACTAGGCCCCATAGCATATCTAAGCTGTTGACCCTTTTTGGCGTAGAGATAGACGCTGAGATTCCCGTTCGCATCAGGCCCGAGGTTAATGAGGGCGCACCCGTTAATGTCGGCAAACCAAACACCATAACCGCGCAAGTTGGCGTACCCTGTGCAGGGCATTGTGAAGTTATGGTTTTCTCCGTCGGCAGTAACAGAGAGCATGATTGAATCGCTCGGAGAAATCGCTGGTTGCTCTGCCGCCCACTCCTTTTTACTGACAAGGAACTTCTCCGCAAAGAGCTGTACAAGTGCTTTAAGCGACATAGCACACCTCCTTGCAGAAGAGCGTTCTTAAGAGCTGTTACCCCCCCCCGATAGAGGAAGAAAAACGCAAGTAAATGTTCTTTAGACTTTTTGCGGTAACCTTCATTGCCTGACCCTTTGCGAGAGGAAAAAGCAGTCGAATGTCTTTATCGGTATTTCCAAACGTTGTAGCTGCTATTTCAGTTGTATCGGAACTTATTTGAAGAAAGCCATCAGTGTTGGTAGTGCGACCTGTCACATACAAATAACCGTCTGCCGGAGCAATACCAATGTGTGCATCACTCCAAGTGGTGCATTCTGTTTTGATAGAAGGAGTGATAACAGTGTTGGACGGACTCGGCATAGCCTGATGTCCTACAGCCTCGGATTCCTGTTTGCTGTAGAACTTGGAAAGCAGGAGGCTCAGAATGTTTTTCAGCATAATGCGCCCCCTGTCTGAAGGTTAGAGTTTGCTCCCCACTGATGGTGAGAACCATAGTTCTGCAAAGGTACCGCTGATAACAACGCGACAGCCTTTCTTAACGGGGATTGTTCCAGAGATTGTGTAGTCGTTCTCTGACGACGTTGAAAACGTGTAACGAGAGACAATGTCTCCGCCGGTGCTATGGGCGTATATGTCAATCGTTTTGTCAACGTTATCAATCGGCTTATAAAATCCCAAGAAGCCATCACTTGGCGGAACATACTGTGTGAGGGTAAGAGAGATGTTGATCCGGCTGGATGGAAATGCTTGTCGGCCAACCCACTCAGACTGATTCTTAAGAAATTTCTCAGCGAATAATTGAACGAGGGCCTTAAGCATGACAGAGCCCTCCGAACAAAGTGGCTACACCCCCCCCCACTCGATTGACTTTATCAGGCCAACAGTTATTTCAGCTGTATTTTCAGCAAACACTTTAAATGTTTTTCCTTTTGCGATTGGCAGATTGAGACTCGTGTATTGATTCAAAGATGCTTTAGCAAAAGTGCTTCTCTCCATATGTGGAGGATTATCCCCAGCGGTTATTTGTACGTAAGATTCTCCTGTCGCCTTTCCTCGAACAATCACATAGCCATCGCTTGGAGCAATGGTGGAGTCAACCACCTTCGTCCAGCTTGACACTGAAGTTGCCGAGGGAGAAAACTGAATGACAGTTCCGTCATCAGGGTAGCTTGAGTGACTGGCCTCACTCGGTGTCGTTCGGCTATCGAGTAGCCGTTGAATTAAAGATTTCAATAAGGCCATTTAAAAACCTCCTTGTCTCATAGATTGTCTTGCGTCAACTTTCTGCTGTAGCTCGTAAGCCAAAGCCGCGGGAAACTCAGGCCACTGGACGAACGGGAAACCCTCGACTTCAGGCAGGTTTCTTAAAGCCTGTCTGTACGTTTCTAAAGCCGTTCTGTCTGCGTCCTCAAGGGCAGAACGCTTGGCTCCTGCGCTTCTTGCCACGGTAATATCGGGCAGTTTCACGTAATCGTCTGTATCCGAAATTCGAGCGTTTCTTTCCGCCTTGATCTCGTTGCTGTAGCGTTCTTTGCAGAATGCATCGGAGTTTTCCGGAAGGTCTGCTTGTGTGTAGTATTTCCCATCAGCGCTCTGATACAGCTCGTCAGTAATCAGCTGAGATTTGACCGCAAACTGCTGACCCGCCTTGAACTTGACCTTAGCCTTACCGATAAGCGGACGTTCTAAAACTTCGACCTTGAGGTTGTCGGCTTTCAGGTCAGGCGTTGTGAATGTGTAGAGGTCATATCCATATTGGAAACCTTCGGGCCTGTTTAACGGCTCTATTGGAATTTCCTCTTGAACCTTGGCACCTTTCAAATACTTCTTGTCAACCAATGCGATAAGCTCGATTGAGCAAGGCTCAACCCAGAACCCCTGCGTATCCGACAAGGACGTGATGCGACCGTTGAACATCTTCACACCATACGCCTTAACGGGTTTAGATAGTGCTTTAGATAGGTATTGCTGTTTAATCTCTGCAAGAGTTGTCATACTCATTCCCCTACATAAAGATCGACACCTTCAATAACGCCTCTTTGCCGCAGGATTTCTGCGTACTCTTCCATGAGTTCAAACTGCTTCACAAGCATTTCCTTCGGGCATTTGGGAGTGAAATTGAGTTCTCCCTTTTCCCATTTGGTCAGCAGGTTTTCTAGCGCATCCTTACGGATTACGAGCTGTTGGTATTCAGCCAACATCCGATCTTTATAGTCATCCGAGCACATCAGCTCGATAGTTTCTCCGATATATGCCATTGTGTTTACTCCTTATGAATCAGATTCGTTTTCGAGTGCGTCGATTTCGGCCTGAGTTGCTCCGTTATCTAAACAGAGTTGTTTGAGAATCGGGATGAGATAGGCGTCCACTGCTGCGGCAAATGAGGCTGTGACCCATGCAGAAATCGAAGCGGCAAAGCCCGAGGCCCATCCGATATTTGCACGTGCGATTTCTTTCTCATTGTCAGAGAAGGATTGACTGGCTACTCCAACACGTTTATCTAAAGCCTCACCAGTCGCCTTTGCATCAGCAAACCCGCCAGCAAGTTTTAACGACGTGTCCGAAACAGGTTTATTAGTCAGGTTGTTGTAGTTCGTTGTACCCGCTGGCCCCGTGGGCCCCGCAGGCCCTTGACTGCCCGCTACACCTTGCAAACCGCGGGGGCCGCGGATATTAACTGTGCCTGGGTTGCTAAGGCTTCCGTCATTAGTCCAAGACAAGTCACCATCTGCGCTAACGGCGGGTGTAAACGTCACACCTCGGGGCCCTTGACTACCTGTTCCACCTGGACTGCCCGACGGGCCTTGGCTCCCGATATCACCCTTCGCGCCAAACAAAACCCAGTAATCAGACTGGGAGCTCGGGATGTAATTTGCTGGCACATCCTGGACAGCTAAGTAAACATTCCCGTCCGTGTAGCGGACAAAATCAAAGGCAAGATAGGTGGCCGTGGAAACCCAGTCACCTTTCCAGACTGGCCGAACTCGGCCTAAATTTAAAGTAGTCATTCTGTCACCGTAACTGTTAATTCACCGTTCGTATTGATTGAGAAATCTGCTGAAGTGTCCAGGCCGACGTAATCAAGTTTTAAATCTGCTCCGTCAATGCGGAATTGGCCGAACGCCGTGGCCCACGGGCTACTGCCCATTGGTCCTTGGGGCCCCGCACTTCCGACCGGTCCCGGACTGCCTTGCAAGCCCCTTTCACCCCTATCGCCTTTCGGGCCGCGAATATTTACGGGGGCTGGGTTTGTAAGGCCCTTGTTGTTCGTCCAGGAAATTTCACCTTCCGTGCTAACTGCCGGCGTAAACGTTGCGCCGCTACTGCCTTGAGGCCCGATACTGCCTGAATCACCTTTCAAACCCTGGGGGCCGCTGATGGTCGTAATAATTCCGGACAACTCGCATGTGCTGGAACCAACATTCAAAACTCGAAAGATTTGGCCGCTGGAGTTCATCACGTGGTCGCCGATCTTAATCAGCGTGGCTGGCATGATTGCCGAGGTGTTGACCGTGCCTCCAGCAGTGGCGGTCGCACAATAGCGATACGAGAAAGCGGCCTGTTTTGCAATCTCTGCTGCTTCCGTTGCTGTGGTAGCAGCGGCCTCAGAATCGAGTTTGAATTGAGCAGCGGCTGTTGCCGCATTGCTCGCTGTTACTGCTGCGTTTTCTGCTACATCGGTTGATGCGTCCAGATTGTCCAGAGCGGCGCTGGCCACTGCGGCGGCCGCTTTAGCAGTCTCTGCGGCCTCTTGAGCTTGAGCCGCGTACTCTCCAGACTTGGTAGAGTTTTCTAAGAGGATTTCACCGTACTCGTCCCCCTCCATACCGGAGGAGGCAGGTGCCACGGCGGCGCGGGAGAGCTTCTCTTTTAACTGCTGGATCTGCGCTTCGGTGCGGTCAAAGTTGACATTGATGTCATTCGGGTTGAAATCCCCTTCCGCGTGTAAATCAAGCTCCTGAGTGTAAGCCACGTCCGAAAGAATCGTGATTGATTCACCGTCCGTGAGAAACTCGTCCAGAGTTATGTATCCGCCGATATTCGCGGTTTGGTCCTCGTCCCAGGTTACGGTGTAGTCCTCACCTTCCTTGAGCGTTTTGTCCACGCCCGCCTTACTCGTTCTGATTACGAGCACATTGGAAGACGCAAAAATCTTGAAGTCAAAATCAACTCGGGAGATACCCAAGCCTGTTACAGGGCCCACCCGTCGCGGAACATCTGGCAGCATGAAAACACCTCATTGTTTAGAAGTATTCTCATGTCAGCCAGATTGTTGATGCGCACACCTAAAAGTTACTTGAAGAGCCCAAAGGGATGCGGCCACGGATCAGGATGTTTGGCCACACGTGGAGCTCTGCGGATTCCTCTTTCGTTCCTCCAGAATCCCTGCCCTGTTAATTTGCGCGTATTCCTCTCCATGCGTTTTCGATAGCCAGGGCTCAAGTACTCGCTTATTTGATTGAGGACTGTATGGTCGAGAACTGCCTTAACGTACCAGAGATTAATGAAAGGCAAATTGCTCTTTAGCATGCGCCAAGTTTTTGCTCCTCCATCCTTTCCTGTTTTTGCCGCGGCCCATGCATCACTGGCAGAAAGAATGGTCCCAATGACTGGACCCATAAAATTCATAAAAGCGGGATGACCATATTTTGAATCATCCATCGCATTAACTAACAGGTCACCCAAAATACCTGCGCCGCCGCCCACTGTGAATGCAGAAATCCAAGTGTCTACAGCGGCAGGATCCTCTAAGTCTTTACCGGCTATAAGCGTCTTAGTTTGATTCACGCAGTAACCCATAAGAGTAGTACCGATGATGAGCGTGGCAAGGTATTCGCTTTGAGCCGTCATAACCTGGCGCTTCGTTCCTCCCTGCTCTCGGATAAAGCGCCCTTTGTCTCTAAGTCTGTCAATGTGTGCACTGACCATTCCTAGAGGGAAAGACTTAAACATCATGAAGGATTTGATAATTTCACCTGTTGGAGATCCTCTCTGATGACCTCGATTCGTTGCAGTTCTGGTTGCTAAGTCAGGCTGTAACGAGGCAATTTGAGCTTCATTAGTAAGAACCGACATGAGTTTACCTGCCGCGATTTCAGCATCATTTCTCGTGGCTCCGATTATTGCCAAATCTGCATCAGAGATTTCTTCAATAGCTCCCCGTGTGAGCATTTCACAACCCCGGTATTGGTCGGTTTTAGCAAGCTGAAAAAGCTTGTAGTCCTTTTCAGTCACTCCGTACTTTTCAAGAATAAATCTGTCCCATGCGTCCAATTTTCCCCAGTCGCTATTGCGCGTCATCTTCCCGATAGCGCCCATCATATTCATCGCATAAGCTCGCCTAATTCCGTTTGTCCACTGTGTGAGCAGTGACATGTACATGGTGGCATTGGCAAGTTTCCCTGACCAGCGATAACCGAGGCTTTCGGATGTCCAACGGCATAAATTGTTTGCTAAGGAATCTCCAATAATGCCCGCTCTGATAGCAAACTCTCTATCCGCTTTCCCCCAGGTTGTGAGAAGGTTTCTAAAGGCCGTTCCCCATGGCAATTTGGTGTAACCCGTTGCATGGAAGTAAGTTGGAATATCCGTTAATGATGAAATAAACGCCTGCCCAAGTTTTCCCCAAACCTGCATGTTTCTCAAAGTTTGAGATACCTCTGCAATATTCTTGTGGGTTGGCATGACGGTAGAAGTCTCTCCATTCAAATTAGCCCACATATCTTTGACGGAAACAAAGCCAGGACCGTATATATCTTTATGGCCCCACGTGCTCTTTGTTTTTGCATGGTGCTGGGACGCTTCAGCTTTCGCCTCATTGTATAAGGTGTAAAAAGCAGAATTCGGAGAGGGTCCCATCTGTTCAAGAAGGGCTGTATCGCTCGCCATGGACCGGACATGATCCATCATTGTTCCCACAATGGATGGATTTCTCGCAAACATTTCGTGGTATTGGAAGAAGGATTCTGCATCTTTGAAAAAGATTGCACGGTGCTGAGAGTTCCTATCAGCAAAACATCCGCTCTTACTTCCGGCCACGCGTGATCCGCCTGTGGAAGTTTTACCTTTCGTTATGTTGTCAAACATAGATCCGAGCACGTCTTTTATCTCTGCGTCATTCAATGGAAGTCCTTCTTCGTCAACGTACCTGGATCTGTCTATCCGATCAAATAAAAAATCCACCCATGCGGTTTTGTTGCCTCCCTTGTATTTCCCATCATATTTTCCTTTCAGGAGATCATCAGCATTTATTAGTTTGTACATGTCATGGGATTGGGGAAGGTGCCATTCATCTCCGAGGTCACCAGTATCACCGCCGGCGTTGTTAAAACGTTCTCTGAATCCGTTTGTTTTTTCTCTCCATACTTTGGCGGCCGCCTTCGCTGCCTGGTTCCCAGAATCTTCTCCGAAGAGCTCTTTAACAAAATCTAGTGCGGTTTTTCTATCCTCCATAAGCCCAAACCATTTGCTCTGTATGGAGCTGATAGCATCAACAATCTGACCTTGGTACTGCTCCTGGAGGCCAATCATGTATCTATTCACATCCTCCAACACTCGGCCGACAGACTTAAAGGCCTTCTCACCATTCTTGACATATTTTTGCCTATCGTTTTCCAGGGCGGCCTGAGAAACGATTTGTTGTTGCGCTCTCTGGCGCCTTTTCGCCGCTTTATGGAGATAGTTTTGTGCAAGTTTCTCAGCAGCCTTTTGCGCTATTTGGTCACGCGTCCAGCCAGCGGCCTGAGCTTCTTTTGTTCCTGCAACATATCTAAACTCACGGCGCATATCAGCAAGCCAGCGCTTGGATTCCTCTTCTCCAAATTCTCTTCCCAGGATGCGGCTAATTGTTTCTCTGCATTCCGGTTTCATCGGGTCTAATGTTCTTGCCATGATTAATGTATCCCCTTGTTTTTAACAACACACATCATTGCTTCGCCTTGTGCTTTACCGTCGTTTTCGATTTGTTTAGCTTCTCTGTCAGCTTCATCTAAAAGGTCAGCCGCGGACATTTCACGAGTTCCACCGTTTTCATCCTCAATCGTGATTTTCATGTCAGGATGGTCTCGAAGGGCTGTCTCATACTGAGCCTCCAAACTGAATTCACGTCCGACTTCTGGCTGAGGTCTTAGCGTGGGTTCAACCCTTTCTCCAGTTAGATCGGCCACGACCCGTTTGATCGGTTCTCTTACTTTCTCTGGCAGAGCGTTCACTACTTGATTCACGACATTTTGCCGTGCCTGCACTGCATCATCGGCGCTCTGAGGTGCCTCCCTAACCTCTTGACTTTGCTCAATTCCATCTGTTAAATTGGTCTTGACACTAGTGTCAGTGCCTCGCGTAGTGAGCTCCCCGCCTTCGTGCGGGACGGAAGCTCGAGAGCTAAGGTTGGAAGGCGCGCGAGTAATTCCGGATGCTGGGGGTTCATACTCAGCATTCGGGGCCACAACTTCTCTCTTCTTCGATAACGGAGAACCTTTAGCTTTCCCATTCGCCCTTGTCTCAGGATTTTGGATATAGAAAGTAGCCAACGTCCTTTCTTCTCCGTCGGATTTGAACGGTCTATCAGCTAGAACAAGTTCCCTATTGTTAATAACAACTCGCCAAGTCCTGTTCTTCTCTCTTTCATTCCGTCTGGGGATCGGATCGTACTCTCTAACAATGGTAGGGATTTGTTTTAAATCATCGTCCGTCACTCTAAGGTTTTCGTTACTTTCGTCTTTGGAGTGCTTAAGCCAGATTTTTACTAGGCCGAAGGGTGTATTTAATTCCGCAAATTGTTCCTGCGGTTTATTTGTCTTTCGATACCATCCCCTTCTAATCGTCATTCCCTGAACATCTTCGGGCTCGACTTTTGCGAGGATTTCTAAAGGATCGCCTTTGGCTTCCTCCCGGACCTTATGCATCGCCTCAACAATTCTTGCCTTTTCTTGTTCTACACGGGCCTGATCGACTGCGCTTACGTCTACGGATACGCGTTCACCATCATCTATCTGGGCCTGAGCACGGTATTCGTTTTCAATGGATTGGTTCATGTCGCCAGCTTTTTCGCTAACAAGCTGATCCTTGTTGATAGTGTCGGCAACTTGTTTAGTGCGGGCGGCGTCAACTGCTGCTTCACTGGGTACTGGGTAGCGATTGGCAATGCGGCCTTGTAAGTCTTTAAAAGCATCCTCCCTAGTCAAAGGACCGCCAAGAAGATCAAAAGATCCCTGATCCGCGTTGCCAGATTCCATCAGACTATCGAGATGACCTCCCAACACGTCCACTACATGCCGATTTGTCCGAGAATCTTTTGCGAAAAGTTCAACGATTGCATCAGCATAGGGATCTTCATCAAACTCTTTCTGCGCGGCAATATCCTTGAGTTTGAATCCCTTCTTGTAGCCTTCCAAAATCTTTGAGGCGGCTCGGATAATCGAAGGTGTGATATCCAGCTTATTGCCTTCCAACTGAGCCACCTTCGGTGCCAATTCCATGAGCGCTTTTAGAACTAAACGTGCCTCTGGCTTGTCCACCTCAGTGACCAGATTTATGAGCGTGTCGTTTTTGTAGGCCTTGGCAAAAATAGCTGCTTCGGCCCTATCTCTTGCCGTCTTATTCGCTTTTCCTGACTTACTGTCAATGAGTTCGGCCTGCTCTTCTGCTGGGAGCATTTTGATGAAATTGACAACCGTCTGATCTGTGATGCGGCCTTCTTCATCAAACTCCAGCTTTTCAAGGTCGATTCTTTCCGCATCGTTCTTCGCACGCTCCCTCAAGGACATTCTGGATACACCGCTTGTATTGGTTTTGTCCGCTAAGTCCTTCGTCACATCTTTAGGATCGAGAACCCGAACAAGAATAGGCTTCTCCATGCGTGCGATTTCATCGCCATAGATACCTGTTCTTCTTTGGTCTGCTGCTAGGTCAGCTTTGTATTTGTCGGCAGTCCCCTGAGTGTAAGCATCTTGCAGTCCGGCAATACGGCCATTCCCTGCAATAGCTCTAGGCCCTTGAATATTGGGGTCTGTATAGGCTGGATTCTTGTGCCCAGTAACATCGTTGGAAACTAAAACAGAATCCGCCTCAACGACTGCGTAATAAACTTTGTAGGATTTGTCTCCTGATGCGGCTGTGTCCTCATGACCTCTTCTGATTGCAGGAATATCGCCAGCGTATGTAATGACTGGAGCCCCTTCAGACAAGAATGGTGAGGTTCTCAAAAGGGTGTACTGAGGATTTGCAGAGATTGCCTTCATCTGCCGAACTGAGGCATTAGTGCTCCTGTCACGGTTCTGCAATGATTCAAGCGTTTCCGTGTTCAGCTCGATAGGGCCTTTCTTCTCTTCAGTTTTTTTTGCGGGCTTAAATTTAATCCTTCTGTTTTTGTTGAAAAGGATCAGGCCCATGATACCGCCGATACCTGCCGAGGCAGACAATCCAGCAACATCTAAGGGATCGTATTCTTTGGCAATGTCTGAATAATTGGCATTCTGCAGGATGTAATTAATGATTCCTTTTTCTCCAGAATCCATTACAACATTAGCACCTGCGCCCCATGCAGCAGAGGTCAATCGGGAGGGATTGAACTTTCCAGCAGGAGCTGCGCCTGGCAGCAATAAACCTCCAGCCGTCATCACACCTGAGGTAATACCGGCCTTGGTTGCCACTTCTGGCTTTACACCTTTGTCTCTGAGATTCCCTGCTTCGTTGACACCATAATCAACACCAGTAAGAAGAGCGCCACCGACTGGGTTAAAGCCAGAAACAACTGAATATCCGAGTTGCTTCAAACCCATTACACCAAACCCGTAAAGAATTTGACCTGCCATTCCTGTTGTTTCGGGTTTGGGCGTGTAGTCCTCCCTAACCACACTTCTGCGCTCTTTTGCCGTTGCCTCGAATTTCTGCGCCGCCTGCTCTTTAAGGTTCTGGGCCTTCAGAATGTCATCGCTGGTGAGTGCGTCTTCAAGAGTGAATCCGCTTTCATCTTCGTTCGGTTCACTGCGCATGAACGAGCCCAAAAGATCAAGGCCAGCAGCTAAGGTTGAATTACCTGCGGCTGGGAGAATGTCCCAAGCGGCCTCTCCTATGCCGCTAAAAAATCCTGCTTCTTTCTTCTGCTCGGGGATCTGAGTTCCGTCCAGGCCGAGCTGGTATCGGGATGTGCCGTATCCAATATTGTTAAAACTGTAAAGGCTCGACATGATTCTCACTCGTAATCGTTATCTTGGTCATCCTCTAAATTCGAGGTCTTAAGGGCCGCGTCCAGAATCACGTCAAGATCCTTGTTGGCGGCGTCAATGGCTTTGCCAAAGTCCAAAATGACAGGTGCTTGATTGGCGGAATAACGGACATAATCTGTCCCGTCTCTAATGAGGTACTTTCCATCGTCCACGCATTCAAGCTGGGCCTTCGGCAAGATTTCCGTGAGTTCTCCAAGGGTGGTCTTCCCGCCTCTAAACTGCACACTGGTTTTGTCGTTTGCGTTTTGTCTTGAGAAGACGGCTAAAAGACTTCTCATGGACGCATTCGTATTTCTAGGCATGAAGACCCTAGCTCCATTAAATTCTTCGTTTCTTCCGTAAACGTCCTCAACAATTTCCTCAATAGATTTCCTATCGCTGTCCATTGTTTGTCTATTGGCGTAAATACCTCGGATCAATTCAACGGCCTGGCGGCCTGCTTCAGGCTGCCCAAACAAGCCTCTAATCTCTTTGCCAATCTCTTCATTAACTGCTGACTTGCTCGTATCTGGATCGGCCTCTTTATTGGTCAAGAAGGCGTTCCCTGCCAGGTACTCTTTCACATAGCCCTTATTGACAGCATTCGCGCTCGTGGCAAGTGCCAGAGCCGAGCTCAGTCTTGTTGGCCGTCCGTCTTTGGTGAATTGGTTAATCAGAGTTCTGGAAGCCGCTGCTCCTCCCTGTTCCTCAACAAGTCCTGAAATTGCCGAGATAATCGGAGCGGCCTGATCTGCATTCATCTTTTCCAACGTTTCATTTAATCTCGCGGCCTCCTCGTTTGTGAACAATTTCATTGCCTGAGGTTCAATAGCGAAACTTTGCTGGATAGATTGAAATTGGGATACACGATTAGAAACCTCATTTAGCGTCTTGGCCAATGGCTGATTAAAGTCTTCTATGGTCGTCAATCCATGGGCCTGAACATGATTGATTGCAAAAGACATCGGATCACTGTCTCGCTTTTTAAGGACTGTCTGAGCCGCTTTATCCCATGTTGCCTTCTGCTCTATTCTGTTCGCGTACTCCGGATCATCTTTCTGAGGCATTAGCGACTTGCTGATGGAGGTAATCTCAGCTAGGGACATGCCAGGCATTTGATACATGTACGAATTTAGCTGAGCCTGCTTTGCAGCTTCCTGGTGCATGCGTACTCCGTCATCCTGGCCATAAACACTAATGAAGTCTGCAACATCAGGCAGTGTGCTTCTATCTCCCTGTGTCAGCGCCAGAGATAAAGCGTTATCGACATTCTTATTCAGATCAATTTGAGCTTGCTTGAGGTTCTGGTTCATCTTCTGCTTGGCGTGTTGCATGATCCAGAGCTTTTCAGGCTCGTTCAGATCGTCAATGACCGCTATCCCTGTCTTCACCTTCGGATTAAAAGCAAGGTCTGCTGCCGTCAGTCTGGGCGCCTGAGCTGTTCCTTCACTCAAGAGTTTTCCGTTGTCATCGCGGCGCTCACCGTTCGGACCAATAAAGATGTTTTGGCCGTTCTCAACTACCCAGCGGCCGCCAATATTTCTCTTCCCGTCTGCATACTGACTTTCAACAGAGAATGTGTGGTGGTTTGGTTTCTTAAACGTGTCAGGGAAGTGGCCGTTCTCAGCCTGTGCCGCGCCCGCTTTCCAGGCGCCTCTGAGGTCATAATCGTAAACATCACGCTCATGGCCGATCTTCTTAGCCCAGGCCTGATACTGCGCCTCCTCTTCGTCTGTAAGTTTCGTGTTGTAGAAGTCGGAGAAGTCGTTAATGTCTTCTTTACCCAGAGCGCCCTGGATACCTGCAATAATCGTGCGCTCGGAGTACGGAACATCGCCGATCTCCTGCTTCATCATTGCGGTAACAACTTTCTTTAAGACTTCGGGGTCTTTCAGATTTAATCGCTCGTTGGACCCGTAACCCGTGGCGTGGCTTACGTTGTCCACGTATGAGCCCATTGTCAGTGAATCTGCCGCGGCAAACCGAGACAAAATACTTTCAATAGTATTGAGGCCATACTTATTGGCATAGGTCTGGATGACTTTCACGCCAGCGCGGATGCCGTCTTCAGGACGTGCAAAGATTGCATGACCTCTTTCATCCTGACCTATGAGGCCCTTCCATTTATTGCCAAATACTTTGACATTTAACGGATTGCATCCCTTATAACCGGACGTATTGAGCACCTTGTCAGAAACTTTTGGAGGAGTTCCTATGCCCGCCTGAGCCGCTGATTGGCGCAACACATTAGGATCTCCATCCCCCGTTCTTCTGGCGGTTGCTCCAGAAGTGAGCGCCATAGAAGTTGGGCCGCCACATCTCTCATAAAGCTCAACGAGCTGAGGAGCCGAGCGGTGGAACAACATTTGATAAGTCTTCCTGCCGACATCGACTGACATCTGCTTCAAGCTGTCTGTTTGGAAGTGTCTAAGTGCTCCAACAGGATTTGCCATAGACATGTTGGAATAAGCTGAGGCGTATGCCAAAGACTGATAGGCGTTCTTCTGTTTCTTAAGTGTTTCCTCGTCCCAGCCTTCCATGCGGCCCTGATACTCGATTTCATTCATCAGGCTGGCCATTGTTCTCTGACCATCAGGTGTAAATCCGCCTAAGGCAAACTCCTCTACCAGGTTGTCAGCGTGGTCTTTAGATGTCTGTGCGCGCCACCTAATGTTCTGCTCATTGCGATAGACGACCGTCTTCTGTCGGACGGAATTTAGGCGCTGTAGGGCATTCGACTTGAAAGCCTCCTTCACATCAGGATCATCAATCTGGCTCAAGTGCTTGTCATAAATAGATTGAAGGTCGCTCTGCGCCTGATCCCAGCCCGTCACGGCGTTTTTTCCGCGCTGTGCAAAATAGCCCTTCTCTGGGTCGTACAGCGTTGTCTGTACTTCCTTGTTGTAAGCGTCAAGCTGTTCATCAGCCTGGGCCTTCACAACGGTGTCACGGTGATACGCCTCAATCTTGATCGTGCTGTCAGCAAGCTGGCTCCAGGGCTGGAGCGCCCGATTCATAACGTTTTCATAGTCGAAACTCGGACGGACGTTATCAACGGGAGCGCCGAAACCTCTTCCGCTTTCGACTACTCCAGGCACATTATTTTCATACTTAGGGACGATTGGCATTTTTTATCCTCTGTAATTCAGAGAGAAGATGTTTTTAGTTGTCGGATAGAGCTGTGTCGTTTTGACTGTCTGACCTAAAAGGAGATTGGGTTGTGCTCCTGATATGGCGTCAATCCTATTCATGTTGGGCTGTGCGCCTGAGATTGCGTCAATCTTGATTCCTGGGTCTGCTCCGGAGATTGCATCAATGTGGATTGGTGGCTCCTCAGTCTTAGGCTTCTCGGCGCTCTCTGAGGCTTTGGCCATATCCATAAGTTTTCCGTATGCAAAGGCCATACCCATGTTGCCAGCACCGATTAAGAGAGAATCGGTGAATGCTCGGGAGGCGCTCTTCTTATTGGCTAGGCTCATGAGCGCTTGGTTACGGTAGTCAGTCTCTTTTGCCCGGTATCCCCATGCCTCAGACTTTGCGTTACTCTCCAGGCGGTTGAGGTTGATCTTTTTCACAATGTCCGTGCTGGCCAATTGTTCCGCAGCTGATCCGACCCCGATTGCCACACCATTAGCGGCTAATGAGACTTTCTGCCGCGCCTTCATCTGAGCGGCTTGCATTGTCTCTCGCTGATACTCACCCTCAGCCGCGAAAAGTCTCTGCTGATAGTGCAAGTTCATGGTATCCGCGTTGATCTTCGCTATGTCTGCCTGAGCCTGTGCAATAGCGTTGTTGTACTTCGTGACACTCTTCGCGCCGAAGGCATTAAACAGGGTTGAAACACCTGTAGAAATGAGGCCCAAAGTGCCAAAAGAAAAACCTGATCCGGCCATAAAAAATCCTCCAACTCAGCATAGATATTGGAGGATTCCTAGAGTTTGATGCGCACTACACCACGTCGCAGGTCACGGTAATACTGGAGATTTTCAGCGGGAGCGGCGCGCTCTGACGAATACACACTTGACCGTCATCCGTCCATGAAGCGGCGATATCTACTTCAAACTCTCCGTTCCTCTTCTTCGGCGGAGTACCGGGTGTTTCCCGTCCGCGTGTCGGCTGCTGATAGAGGTCATCGAAACTCGAGCCAGCCAGAATACTCGCTGAATCAATCATTCTCACTGCCACGCCGCTGATGTTCTTTCTGTGGTTACTGCCGAAACTCAGATCCTGGAGCTGTAATGCAAGAGGTAAGGTCTGAATGTCGGAGTTATAAGACAAACCAACATGAACCTTGGACGCCGCTCTTCTCAGCGTGATCTTGCCGTTCTGCACTACTTGATCCGGCACACAATACCCGTCAGCCAGGATGGAAACCTTCATTCCATTCAGCCAGCTAATGCCAGATATTTCGGTCTTAGCTGGGCCTGAGTAGGTGCCTGCACAATCCATGAAGAGATAATCTTCATCCTTGTCAATGATGTACTCATTCATGCGCTCAACAAACCTTACGGTGTTCTCTCCGATCTTGCGCTTGGTCACGACATAAAGAATGTCCTCATTGCTCTCCGGCACTACTGCGCAGGATTCAAAGTCTCCCTGGGTTTCGTGCTGAGCGAATGCGCCCACCTGTTGTTCTGGAACATAGGTAAAGGAGATTAGTTTGCCTATGTCATTAACGCACCAGAAGATCGAATAGGGAGCCTTGGCGTATGCAATATCAACGACTTCGTGATGATCGAAGAGGTGGGCCGCTCTCAAACACACATCGGACGTAATGTAGCCGCCTGCCTGATAGCTGTAGCCGAGTTCTCTCAGGTGGCCGCCTCGGGCTGAGGCAAAGATCATCGTGTTGTTGATAAGGACCGGTTTGGTCTGACTGGACCCTACGTATGACTGCGGTCTCACGGACATAGATTCGGGCGTGATGGCGTCCGAGTTTACGGGGCTAACACGCCATTCGCCGCTGGCCGTAAGCATTAGGAGCTGAGAGAGCGGAACGATATGACGAATTCTGTTTGAATCTTGGCTGGCCACCCGCACCTTAATGCGGTCGGTAGATTGAGACGGGAGCGAATAGCCCATATCCGTTTCTGTACCCGTCTTAGTGGCCCAAATATATTGCGGTCTCATGCGGCTGCCAGCGAACCACCTTCTCTGCTCAAAGTAAGAGACACATCCTGGGTAGTCTCCAGCATTCGCAACAGTCAGAGAGATTTGAGCGCCTGAGCCGTAATTAGAAACAAGAGTAGCGGTCGGGTTGGAATAGCCCGCCCCTGCGTTCTTGATTAGGACGTTCGTAAGTTTGCCCTGACTGAATACAGGCTCCAGAACGGCTCCGCTTCCGGTTGAATCGGTTACGTTAATAGAGGAATACATAAAACCTGCGGATGTGGCCGAGGCTTGGAAAGAGCCCGAGTAACGGTAAAACTCAAATACACCAGTGATATTTTTATAAGCGTCACTCCATGTCGGCCAGCCTGTAATGCTGATCGTAATAACGGGACGTTTATATCCGCTGCCTGCCTGAGTAATCGTCAGGCCTTTTAGCGGTCTAATGCCGATAACACGAGGATTCGGTTTGTAATAGTCAGGTGGCGTAATGTCAAACCAGTCGGCCATTGTCGCCTTAACAGGACTGACCACAGCTCCGACACCTGATCCTTCTGCATCATGCACGGTAATGGAAAAGGTGAAGTAATCCATGAAGTTACTAGGGATCCAGCCCACGGGATAGCCGTATTTGTCCCCCGAGCTCATCAGATTCCATTTGCTGTCATAGTAGGCCGCCAGCATAGGAGCGTCTTTGAATTTCCCTCCTAGGTCATATCCTTCGCCTTTGAGCACCCATGTTTCACTCTCTAGGAGCGAAACGCTTAAAAGCTCTCCGTTCGGTCCCGTGTAGCCCGTACCTTGAGCCACCACGGTGGCAGCACTGATGCCTCCACTGGTGAGGAAAACATCGTCATAGATTGGCGGCGTGATAGAGCTGTCAGGCGCGATATTGTCGTCATCAATCGAGTTAGAACGGGTCTCACCTATGTACCCGTATATGCCGCCTTTATCACGGTACACGCGGTAATGATCGGCCCCTGCAACTGTATTCCATGTAATGGTGTTGTACGCTCCATCCCCGTAAGGATTGCACACAACTGAGGCGGCCTGGCTCGCTTTCGATTCTTCGGAGTTGTCCAGATTGCAAGAGGTCACCACGTACTTGCGGACGTATCCGTCTTTATAAGTCGCAGACTGCAAGATGTGCTGTGTGGCCGTAACACCTGTAGGCGGAGTAAGCGAAGTGTTGAAAGTGATGTCCACAAGTCGCCAGTCAAGCGCCCCATATCGTCTCAATTCCCGTGGCGGATGGGAGCAGTGCACCAGCGTAATGATGTCCACCGACTGAGCATAGTCAATATCAAATAACTCGGATTCGTCATAATCGGTCGTCACTTCATACGGGACATTGCCGTTCATGAGTGTGGAGCCGTTCGTGTGAAAACGGACGTAATGATGCCCAAACTCTAAGATCATCGTCTGAGTTGCTGAGAATGTGAACGGGATCAGGCGGCATTTTCTGTCCGGATATTTGGTCTCACGCACCATTGAGAATCCGGGCCTCCTCACTACAGGGCCTTGAGGCTCAACGATCATGTTTCGGCACTTGGCCAAACCTGAAGAGTAGGACGGATCAGTAATCCGGCTGTACATCGAAGGAGAAATCTCACCTCCTCCGATACTCTGCTTATAGATTTTCAGTGACATTTAGATACTCCGTGCAGCCAGGTGGGGCGCCAAATATTCGTGTTTGACCCTGATAGAGTTTCGAGAATCCTGATACTTCGCAGTCTCCAGTGCTTGAGCGGCCATTTGGATCATCTGCTGCGCCATAGAAGTTTTCATCAGTGGACCTGCCAGATAACTAGCAAGCTGGAGAACAAGTGCCTGAATGAAATACTGCGGCATGATTGACACGTTCTGGACGCTGGCCACATATCGAAGCATGGGAGCGGGAGAATCGGTTAGGAGAATGTATGAGCCTGTTTCCGAGATTGTCTCAATTTCAAAATCAATTCCGGCCTCGTCCACCTGTGAGCTTTTCTCATAGACCTTAACGGTGCGCAAATAATCTGAGGGAACTTGGTAGCCGTGCGCCCACTGATACAAGTCGGCGTCATATTTCTTGTATTCAGGCAGTCTCACGCGCCTGATCGCAAAAGCCCAGTTGTGAGCCTCCAGTAAGTAACGGAGCGCCTGAGGATAGTATTCAGCACAAGCCTCGGCGTTAGGATTTCCTTCAGGTGGTTTGATCCGTGTGATCGTACCCTTTTGCCCTAAGTAGCTCAGAGCGGCATTGCAAATTGACACTTCATTCATATTAAAAAAGGGAGGTTTTTAAGCCTCCCTCCTCCTCGTGCAACTAGAAAATTAACTAACTAGAACTTGCCGCTGCTTCGGCGGGGAATTCAATTCCCTGCGTGCGGAGCGGGGAACCCAGCTGAACGTCATTGCCAATAAAGGCGGTGATAGTTCCGGCGGTAACTGAAGTGGGTGTGGAAACCAACTTCAGATAACGCTTATGAATCGGCGGCAGAGCAATAAGCAAGGGCTGTTTCAGGTCTGTAGCCGTGAGGGCCTTTGTGGTCATGACATCCGTGTACGTGGATTTGTCTGCGGATTCCTGAAGCTTGAATGTGATGGACGTGCCGGCAATCGCTGTCGGTGTCAAAATGCAGAGTACCATTCCATGAGCATTCAAGTAAGGAGAGGTCTGATCCGAAACAAAATCGAGCACATTAGACGTGATCGCGGTTTTGGCCTCTGCCTTTTCACAAAACATCATCTTTTGATCAATGATCATTTTCTACTCCTTAAGAAATCGTGATCTTGGATTCAGTGGACGGCAAAACATCGGTGCCGTACTGATAGATCGGGATACCGCCGAAGGAAAGCATTGATTCACGCTGGCCAAAAGTCTTGTACTCCAGTGTGTACTTAGTCTTTTCAAGCAACTGAAGGTCATAGATCAGGCCCACCTGGTCGGTACAGTAAATACCGACATTACGGAAGTCAGCGGCCTTCAAGCGGTGACGAGCCTCAACGAACTTCTTAAGCAGATCTGTTGCACCCTTGTCAGTCGTGATCTTGGTCGGATCAACGTTAGCAATACGCACAATCTTTTCAGGATTGCCAGCGTAAACGCCCAGGTCATATCCGAATTCAGTGACATATGCGGGATACATTTTGCCGTTCGCGTCAGGGACATAGACGGGCTCTTTGATTGCTTCCATGGACACGCCAGCTGCGCCTCCATACTGCGGGAAGAAACAAGTCATTTCATTCGGATCCCAGTCAATGAAGTAGATGGAGGTCAGTTTTGTACCTGTGCCGCCACCATCAATGATGGAATCCTTCCAAACACCATTATCACGATCAGGAAGAACGATATTTGCCAAACCCATGCAATCACGCGGGTCTGTTGCAGGGTTGCCCTGGAAAACACGCTTGACCATGCCACGGGTTAATCCTTTGATGAACATCTGATCGGTACGCATGCGGAAAGCATTGCGCTCCTTGTCAGGCATTTTTTCAAGCATGTTCTTGGCAATAACAGAACGGTCACGAGCTGTGCAGGACGGATAACGAACTGCACGGCCGGCCGCATTGGAGGCGCTCCAGCCTTCGTTCAATCCGACAAGCTGACCTTCAGGATACTTCTCTCCAACAAGGCCCTTCTTTCCCTGACCATCATTACCACGCACTAAAGTGGCACGGTCAAAAAATGCCTGATAATCCCGAATGGTCTGAATCATCATGTTGATCTGAGTGTTGCCTTCGGGTACAAGAGCCTGCCATTCAGCAAGCGAAACAGGGGTCATTCCAGTGAATGCATCTGCCATTTTTTACTCCTTTATTTACCGTAAATATCGTCTGGAGTGAGAGTTCTGTTAGAACTGCCTCTAACCGTCTTGTCCTCTCGCATGCTGTCGCCAAAATGTTTGAGGATTTTGATCAGACCCGGATGATTCCCGGCAAAGGTCGCCAGTTCGTAAACGTCCGGATCAGTAAACTCTCCTTCGGGTGTCTGAAACTCTCTCAGGGCTCGCTGAGCTGAAAAGATTGTGTTCTTCCAGTTGTCGCCGCCGATCACTGCGTCATGGAGCGATTTATCTTTCCATGTCGCATTGGTCTGTTTCAGCACTTCAATCTGTCGCTCTGCCAATTTCGGCGCCAGCTTGTCAATGACTTCCTGCGCTTTGGCTTGAGGCAGATTCAGAGACTTAGCGACTTCTGAAAAAGTTTTGACGACTTCTGCGTCTAAGGTTGTACCTTCAGGCGCTTTGAAGTCCTCATACTTCTCCGGAGCTCCGCCGGTCTCGTCCGCCTTCTCTTCCTTCTTCTCTCCTTTGTTCTCTTCGGTCTTTCCTTCCTCCTGAGACTGCTGACCCTCCTGAGGAGGAGTTGCTTTGGAGATTTCATCAATCAGCGTGGATTCTCCCTGCTGACCCTGAGAATCAGGATTAGGCGTGCCGTTGGTTGTAGCCTCGCTTGTCTGATTTTCGGCTGCTGTACCTTCGCTCATTTCGTTTCCTTAGGTCTCAATTCGCCGATCTTTTCAGGGGCGTACTTGAGAACGTTGTTAAAAACCTGTTGTGCAAATTCCCGTTTCCCTTCCTTGCGAGCCATGTTCAAAGCATTCGTATCGAATGCCGAGGAGAAGAAACCGCTGTCATCAAAAATTCGTTTCAGCACTGTCATTCCGTCTCTTGTGTTCAGGACATTGATCAGAGCCTCTTGGAAGTCAGCCTCCTTTCGGAATGCCTCAAGATTCTTTTCTTCGTCCTTTTCTCGCTGGGAGTTATCAAACGGGTCTCTTGTAACTTTGCTCATTGTCAATCCTCGTGATTTTTTGATGCGCACACCCTATTGCATTCCCTCGACCGCCATGTCTTGCATACCTTGGACAGCTTGGCCAGCCAGTGTTTCCGGGCCCGCTGGCACTTTTCCGAGCTTGGACAGCATGTCAGCGCTCTGGGCCATCTGCTGTTGCTGCTGAGCTTGCTGTTGCTGCTGTGCTCTCTGCTGTCTGATAGCTGCCACCTCGTCCGAAGAACGAAGAATTTCAGGCGATACACCGCGCTTGTCGGAAACAATCTGGGCGTACTTGTCCAGATCGAAGTTGTCGAGGAAGTCGGGCTGATACTGGGCAATTTGAAGAGCTTCCTGGATTGCCTGTTGGTCTGTGCGTGACTGCACCTCCTTCTGACTTCGGCTCAGGATTGATGTGTACTCGACATTTAAATCCGTGCCCTGAATCTCTTCGGGAGCTGGCGGGATCAATCCTTCTTCGTTCAGGATGTCAAACGTGCGGTCAATGAGCGGGCGCAAAACCTCATTATTGAATCTGGAGAGAACGGGCCCGAGCATCAGCAGCTTCTCTTCGTGCAACTCGGCCACGGCAGTGGCAGTCATCTGATTGAGGGCAGACTGGTTACTGAGCATGAGGAACATGTCCACATTGAATCCGGCTCGGATTCTGTTTTGTACCTCCAAAGTGTCCTGCCTCAGGTCATTGAGGTTAATAGCCACATTCCACAACTGCTCAGCGGGCTTCCTGCCAGTGGCTCCGTTAATGAAGGATTGGCCGCCCGGATCCATGTCTATGTCTGAATCCTTGGCTTCGGACGGTAGCCCAATAGGCGGATTCACCATGTAATCAATGGCATTCCCTTTTTGTTTCTGCTCGTGCTGGAGCTGTTTCACATCCCCCAGAACGACCATGCCAGGAGATTCACAACTGTAGGTTTCCGTGCTGATCGCTCCCCAGCGTCCGACCACGGCAGGAAACATTCGGTATCCCGATTCTCGGAGAATCGGCTTCTGATCGTCTCCTGCATCCTTCAGCAGATAGACGGATCGCCACGGCATGTCCTTATTGGACTTTGAGCGTGTATCGCGTTTTTCTCTCGGCTCGATTGCATGAATGATCGTATAGAGCTTGTCCTTCTGGCCGCCTTGATAGGTTTGGTAGAGAGAATATGGCAACGCGTCTTCACCAAACTTCTGAACGATCTGCCTCAGCGATAACGAAAACTCGCGGTAGATAGTATCCGGAGTTCCTTTGCTGTCGCACGATATGCAGTATTCGCCAGCAGTCAGGGGAATACAGTTAAACCCTTTCTCCTCATCCTCTTCAATGATGATGGCCAGAATTCCAAATAAGCCAGCCTCAAGCCACGCATGATGCAGGGCCTGATAGAGATTGGTCTTGGCATATGTCATGTAGAGGATCTGCGACACATCCGAGAGCCAGCGCCTTACCTGGACGGATTCGTCTAAGTCGGGGCTCCCAGTTGTGAGGAAAAACCACTGCTGGCTGGGATCAGTCATTCCGGACATTAAGCCCTTGGCCAAAATATCCGAGGCCCTAAGCGCGGTGTTGTCATAGATGTTATTCCAGCGTGTCTTTGCCTCATTCTGCGTTGTCGGATTGAGGAACTTACCGTTAGCAGGCCGCAGGAATCTAGAGATTTCTATCCATTGGTGGAGATAAGGATCGCGCTCTTTTACAAGGCTTCTCCATCGGTTCAAAACTTCCTGCCGAACTTCTTTCATGTCATCACCCTAATGCAGATTTTTTGCCCAGCGTCATGTCGTTTTGATCCACACCGCCGGCGCCGGTCAGCATTGTCTGACCGCCTGATAACAGGTCATTGGTGTTGTCGCCGAGGATCTTGCTAAGGTCTGCGGTCTTTTGGTTCTGCATACGCATTTGCTCACGCTGTTGCTCGGCCTGTTTCTCTGCGTTGCGTTTGGCCTCTTCGGTCGCGTCCTTCTGAGCTGATGCCGTTCGGCGTGCGGCTCGGCTCTGTGCATGAGAAGAGAGTGCAGCCGATCCGGCCATAAGCAGGCCCATACCTAACATTTCCATACCCATGATTAATCCTCCAGTGACTTGTAATAGGTGACATCCGAGCGCTGGAATAACCTGTCAAAGAGTTGCTCCGTTCTGGATCCAGCGGGGGCTGAAAATCGAATACCTGATGCGCCAAACTCCCGCGCCATTTTTATTGCGTGGCGTAAGAATTGCAGGCCGTGGCCTCGGTGCTCTGGCTCAAGGTAAAGCGTGTCCACATTGGCCACGTCTTTTGAGTTGTGGAGAGAAGGACACATGACGATTGCCATGATCCCTACCAACTGACCCTCGCTCACGGCTCGAGCGCAAAAAAGCAAACCGTTCCTAGCCAAGAACGAGTATTTGTCCTTGTCCACAATGCCCTTGAGGTTGATGTGTCCGGCCTCCTGTCTGTAGTGCAGGCACACCTCTTCATACCGAGGGTCATTGAATAGGTCGCTGAGCGTACATGTTTCGATTTTCATCATGTCCCGATTTTCGAGCCTGCCACGAGACTGATGCGCACACCCTCTATGCGTATGGATCGCGGATTCCTTTATGCCGGTTAACCCGCTGGTGTCTCCAGCCGTCATCCTCTATGTACTCTTGGATGGGAATAGCGAAACAGAGTGCCAGTGCGTCTGCTGTGTCTGGAGAGTTCATGCCGCGCCTCTTCATGCTGTCCTTGGATTCCAGGAGTAACCGGCCCTTTTGATCGATCAGCTTCTCTGGTATGCAAAGGTCCTCTGCCAGCTCCTCAGACTTTGGGATCACTCCGTCATCGCGGATAAAGTCTCTCATCTTGTCCCACATCTCAGCTCGCTTATTAGCCCAGCGCTCGGGATTGGTTGATTGGCTGGCGGATATGACTTTGTTGAGGTGCTGCACCTTGTCTTTCAACCAATCGTAAGGGCTGGCTCCCACGCCCGTATAGTCAAGGTTGATGTACACCCTTGGGATTCCCTTGGCTTTGAGCTCGTTTGCATACATGAGCACCTGCATTCCGAGCTGAGGACCGTCCAGGCCACGAAAGACTTTAAGCGGCATAGTGCAATCACGACCAATTTTAGTAGCGATTGCCGAGCGGTCATCACCTTCTCTGGCCACGTCCACGCCGAGGATTGCAACGGTTCTGGAGTAGTTGACCTGTCCCACGTCTCGATTCATAGCCGCGTCCACGTCCTCACGGTTAATGAATTGCTTAGCTGAGGCGCTGGGGAATACGCCTCTCACGCGGACCTTCACGAAGTCGCTGTCCTCTCCGTAATCGTCCACGTACTCTTGCAACTGCTCCTTGTTCGTGATTTTCACTGTGCGGCTGTCAATGTTGTACGTGATCCAACGGTGGCGGCTCTTGTGGAATGCATCGAAGAATGGGCCATCTGGGCGCGTGGGGTTTCCGAAAATGCACCAGATAATCTGCGTGTCTTTATCGGTTAATGCGCCCTTGGTCACCTCGTAAATCTTTTGAGCGATAACTGATGCTTCATCGAATAAAACAAGGATCCGCTTGCCCTGATTATGGAGGCCTTGGAATGCATCGGTGTTGTTCTCGTTCCACGGGATAGCGTCGATTCTCCAGGTGTATTTGTGCCCTGGCTGAGTTGAAAAAATGGATTCAGCGGCCACCTCGAACCAATCACGGAAAAGGCAAAGGTGGTGCCACTTGTGCAACTCCGACCATGTTTTGGTTATGAGCTGGTTCTTGGTCTCAGCCGTGACCACACCTTTCATGTCCGGATATGTGCAGATGGACCACAACATAATCCAGGCCACAAAAGCGGTCTTCCCTATGCCGTGCCCTGATGCCACGGCAATTTGAATCGCCTTATGCCGCGTTTCCCCGTTCTTGAGCCGGTCCCTAATGTCACAAAGAATCTTCTGCTGCCACACGTCCGGGCCTTCATAATTTGCTAGCTCCCCGTGTCCCCATCTAAAACACTTTTGGACGAAAAGGAGCGGATCATTCGTGCAAGCTATCGCCAGGCGCCTCAGGCCCATTTCAAAATTCGCGGCCTCTTCATTCATCTTTGACATCTTTCAGCACCTCATTGAGCCAGGTTGAACGATCAGCCACATTCACATCTATCTGCTTGCGCTCAATGAACTTGCCTCTCAGTCTGCAAATTGTTGTGAGCGCCTGGTTTGCTCCTTTGCTATCGAACATAAAAACATAGTTCCCGTCCTGGTCTTTCATCTTCTCTCCAAAGGGCGTGTAAACCTGTTTAGGTTCTGAGCACATCTTGAGGATCTTGATCGCTTGTTTCAGCTCGAAGTCTTCCTCAAGCTGGAGCCGCTCATTCCGCTGTTTTTGGCGTTCCTCTATTGCACGGGAAACCTTACCATTTCTTAGCAACTTGCTCGCTTGTACTGCAGCTGAATCGTCATCCTTTGCCTTATAACCTGCGCTCTTGTAGGCCTGAGTTGCATTGCCTCCGTTCTTCAGATATTCGGATACAAACAGGGCTTGCTTCTGCGTCAGGCCGTCAATAATTGAATCTGTGTTAGCCATACAAACCCCCTATTCTGTTCTTAGTTTGGCGTGGTTCTGTTGTGATATGCGCACTGCTTCATTTGAACTTAGTTGGAATAACTGCACGTCTTTTGCCTGAGAAAATGTCACGTAAAGTGCGTATTGGAATGTCCATCTTCTGTGAGATTTCACGCAAAGAAAGACCCGCTAAGCGAAGATCAAAGCAATGGATAAGATCCTGATCTGAATACTTCGCCTTTGGGCTGGACACTCCGACACGTACTGATGCGTCAGAGAGAAGGACCGTGGACGGGTCAAGACCGAGCTCGGAAAAACTCCGGATATTGGCTCTTAACTCGGTCAATCGTTCTCGATATGCGCAGATCTCGTTGTACCGCTGTTTCTGCTTCTCTAAGTCCGACAGCCTCGATAAGTCGGTTTTGGGCTTCGATTGGAAGCAGAGAGTGGTATCGATATGCCCGAACAAGTCCCCTTGGTTTTTGAGTTGTGTCATTCATCATTTCCCTCCGGTAGCGGCTACTTCCTCACGGATCAGCCTGAATAATTCTTCTATGGGTAGAATGGCCAGCCATTCTTTACGATCTGCACGGCAAACAACAATGGGTCGCTCTCCAGGTTCGCACCCGTTGCTGGCCTGCTCCATCCATTCATACAAATTTCCGATTGCCGCTCTCCGTTTTACTTCGAGTGAGTAAGGGTTGAGCTTGATGTCGGCTCCTCCATCACGGGTTTGGGAGAGGTTGCGGTGCACCTGTATGCCCAAGTGTTGGAATATGAGATCGCAGATTTCGCGCTCTCCAGCAGCGCCTTTAGTTCTCTGTGCTTTTCCCATTCTTTTCTCCATTGGTTGAATGTTGTTTAAACAGCCGTCTAGCGTCTCTGAGCGATTAACTCAGCGTGGACGCGGTATCTATCAAATTGCGAGAAAAATGCTCTCCTGCGTTCAATACGCTCGTCTGTGTCACGTTCAAAAACGGAACACCTTGTGAATGAGATTGGGTAGCATTCGATGCCCGCCCCCTTCTCGGGTTGGTGGCAGAAGATGTTCATGTCTCCGAAAGAAGACTTAGGCGGGCGCCGAATGTTTCCTGCTGGATCGATCCAGTAGCTCTCGGCGAACTTGCAGTACAGGCAGCACCCGCTCATTCAGACTTCCTCCCGAAAGCGAAAATAAAATCCAGAGCAACAACTATTGCCAGTAATGTCAGGCTGTAATCGAGATTCGATCCCGAGTGAGCAAACCAGGAAAAGTCAAGAAGACTGAGAACGCCTCCCGAAAAACCTAGGAGAGTGAAAAATCTGAGACCATCAAAACGCATGCCATTACCTGTCAAAAAAGCACCAACAAAGGAACCGCCGATTAAGTACAAAAAAAACACAAAGAAACCCGTTATTCATTTTTCTTCTCCTGGCTGAACTGGAAAGCCACTCTCACGAGTAACCCGAAGAGAACCAGGTTGATAAACACGACCGGCGCCAGCAAGATCATTAAGAGTATCCAGGCTGAATCAGACATGACGCACCTCAATCGAAAAGATCAGCAGTAGCCTGTTTACGCATTGATTCGCCCATGAAAAGAGCCGGCACACACTTTGCTTTGATTCGGTCGTACAGGCGCTCCCCAATGAGATCAGATAGGGTTTCTGCGTTTAAGTTGCTGATTAGGATCGTGGGATATTTGTCGGTCATTCGGTTCTCAAGAATCGAGAACAAAATCCGGCGTTCAGCGTCCGAGCCTTTTTGGACACCGATTTCATCAATCACTAGGAGCGGAATGTATGAGAAGAAATTAATCGCTTCTTCTTCAGACGAGCTTGAGCCGTTGCGGTACGTATCCCTTACGCCTGAGAAAATCTCTGCCGCTCGGTAGTACTTCGGAAAAAATCCTTTGTGCTTGCGGATCAGCTCAATCATGATGGAGCAGGCAAGATGCGTTTTTCCTGTCCCGCACGCGCCCAGAAAGATTAGGCCATATCCGCCCTGCCACGCCTTTTCAAAACCTTTCACGAAACGTTTAGCAAGTGCAAGCGCCTTTTGCTGAGTTTCGTTTGCAGGATTGAAGGTGGAAAAATCCTTGGTTCGATAGTCGTAAGAGATTCTGGCCGCCTCAATTCTGCGTTTAATCTCGTCCTCTTCCTGCTGCTTTCGGAATGCTTCCTCCTTGGCCTTCCATTCTTCACGGTATTTTTCTACACACTGTGGGCAACGGCTTTGAGACTTGACCTCTTCTCCGACCCAAATTTCATCAGCCAAGTAATAACCGTGTTCTGGACATTTAACGATTCTCTGCCGCTTGGTCATCACGCCCAAGATCGAATTGATAACGCCTTGGGTTCTAGGTTCTTTCGTATTGTTCATAGTATTAAATTCCCGTTCTTATCAAATTTGCATCCCTTCATGTAGAACTCATCCGTGAATCCGCCTGGAGGTTCGTAGGCGAAAGACTTGGAGGTTTGATTAGGCGGCTTCTGCTGCCACTTGGATTCGTTCAGACACCACGTTGTGAATGCGGCTTTGTAGTCTGCGTACTGTTTTCCATTGGCTTTGCAGTAAGCGACCATCTTTGAAAACAACTGCTGTGGGTCTTGAATATTGTGCTTCTGAGCGACCTTCAAAAACTCTTCCGGAATTGGGTCGTCCTCGTTATACGGGCATGGCACCTTTTCCTTCTTCGGGCGCTTTGGTTTTTTCTCAACTGTTTCCTTTTTGGAAATAGTTGTCTTCTCTGGAGCAGTCAAAGAAAAGTTTGGTGCGCTCTCTATAGAGTTATTAATAGGTTCCTTTATAGGTTCATTAATAGGTTCGTGGTTCACTGCTGAACTAGGGGTAGGTTCAGTACTGAACTGGGTGGTGGTGCACTGCTGAACGTGGTTCACTGCTGAACTAGGTTCAGTGCTGAACGTGGTTCGGTTCTGAACTAGGTAGTGATTAGATACACCATTCCCCCTGACAATTTCGATTAGACCTCTTGAGGCAAGACTGTCCAACTTGGAAGAAAGTGTCTTGTTGTTCTTGATACATGCCTTTCGCATTAAAGTTTCGCGAGACGGATTGCACTGCCTGGATTTGTCGTTAAGAAAGTCAGAAAGAACGACCAGAAGTAGTTTCTCTTTTGGGTCGTCAATGTCCTGGTTTATAGCCCACTTGATAGCGTCAAAGCTCATGTCGTTCCCCCTTAATCCGGGAACTCTGAGGTACTTCAGAATTACTTTCTTTTTCCTTGTCAGCTACCAGCCGCGTCCATAAACTGACTTTGTATTCTTCACGTTGGAAGAAATCCTGAAGGAGACACAAAAGCAGCTCATTTGAATGCAAGTTTTCGGCTATGCAAACAGCGTCGAGCTTTGCTTTCATCTCTTTTGTAACGGCGCACTTGACCACGATGTCACCACGCCGATTTTCAGGATGTAGGAACATTATTTGAACAACTCAGGAGCTAACTCTTCACGGGGGACACCGGTGATTTCAGAAACCTGCTTCACTCGTTTTAGCGGTACAACGACCCATTGCTGTATGGATTGCTGGCTAATGCCGAGCTTCCTAGCCAAAGCACTTTGGCCGCCAGCTTTCTTGATGGCCTTCTTTAAGGCAGTTTTAGCGCTCATTTAAAAACCTCTTTAAAAATCTACAGTCAATTCTACAAGTGATACTTAATTATTACAAGCATTGACTGTATTATTTAAAAATATCCGCCTACAGGTAAACCTTGTAGAATTAAGGGGAAGGAGCCTCTTATGAATAAGGAACAGATAGCCTCGAACATTGCAGAGGCAAGAAAGCGTTCTGGATTGAATCAGAGTGAATTGGCCAGAAGATTAGGAATTCGACCACAATCAGTTCAACAGTGGGAAAAGGGAACGGCTACGCCAAAACTTGACCGCTTAACCGCGATTGCTCAAGTCTTAGGTGTTTCATTGGAGAGTTTGACTGGCCAGGAGCCTATCCCTGTTGTCAAAGAAGAAACCGTTGATTCTGATCCGGACGACATAATCAAAATACCGAGATTCAATGCAACCGCCTCAATGGGAGATCGGAAGAGCG